CCAGTGGAGTAGCCTTTGAAAAAGCTGGCAGTGGAATCTAATTGTGTAATAGCTAAAGCCATAGTATAAAAATTTTAAAAATGTTAATTAATAGTTACTTGTATGTTTAGTGCTTTTGTGGAATAGCCTGAATACAGGTTTCTTCCGCTATACACTAAGTTTCTGAGGTCTGGTCTAAATGTATAGATGATGCCTTCGTAGGTATATTCCGCCGGGAATAGCTCGGAAAACTTGCTCATAACAATCTTCTCCTTCACGAAATTCACAGTCCCATTGGTAAGTAGCTTCACATACGCTCCTACCATAAGTGTGCATTGCAATATGCCTCCATCTTCCGACTGAGAGTTTATGGTACCATTCAATGATATGGTGGTAAACTCACTCAGTACTCCGGAGGTGGGTATCCCGGCATGGTAAATGCCTGACACGCCATTCTCCTCCAAGAAGGACTTCAATGCTAATTCGGGTATTATTTCGCCTGTGTTCATCGTTAAATTCTCCTTCTTAATGCATTAATGGCAAACGGTACAATCATCTCATAAAAGAATCCCCGTCCTCTACCAATCGGACTACCCTCCGTGTCAATCTGCGCTGCATATGGCATACTGGAAAAAACAACCAACCATATACCCGACGGGAACCTTTGCGCCCCCCACGAAAGAGCATAATCCAGCATATCTTCCGGTGAAAACATCTGCCCGGAATTTTCTCGTGAGTTGTATATTTGTCTCGGCCTGTATGCCGATAATGCACCATCACAATAAACCCCGACGCCAGATGCGTCATGTAGCGCACCGGTAAGTATAGGCAATCCTTCCGCATTTGTTCTTGAACTTATCTGGTCAATATAATTTACAACATCCTGAGCCACCTCCGCAAGCGTTGCGGTAAGTTGGGGCTTAACCTTTTGCGTTACAAAATTATTAAGCCCTCTTTTAAACACCTCTATGTTGTTATTATTTGCCATCATTACTCTTCAGTGTCAATAACAGAATCCAGCCATATGGTTGCGCCAAACAGCTCATCATCATACGCCACAACATCGTATTGCTCCACAGTCCCCCTTAACTCACGACCATAGTCCATGGTTATGAGTATCGTGTCGTTCTGTTTCAGCAATATGTCCGTCGCAGGAATTATGAGAGCTGGATAAGATTGCAATATCCCGCCTTGCAAAGACGTTGCCCCGCCAGACGGGAACTGCAACCCGCATTCACCTTCATATAGTATTTCAAAGACCTCATCACCGTGAGCATCCACTGTTCCCGTAGCGCGTTTTAACACGCAGTTGTCTGGGTAAAAGTTGAACTCACTCATAATCGTTATTCGTTATATGATGCACCCCATAAAAAGGAAGCATCCCTTATTTTACCAGCGTCTGTCGGTATGGGAGCAATACCCCATTTCCTGCGTAGCGCGTTGGCCCTTGCAAGCCATACGCTCCTATCCACGGAAGATGCCTGTACTGTTGCATACGTGATAGAGCGGTTTCCGATCTGCTTCTTTCCACCTGATATGCTTGAAGCAAGCCCACAGGCATATTCCCACATCGCAGCCTCCGCAAGATCGCGCTTCTTCTCCCATCCATCCGTACTCTGAAATGCGTCAGAACCTTCCAGTATGCCATTCAATCCCATAGCCTTCTTTATGAAGTCTGCCGGGAAAGTGAAATTAGGTAATACCTGTAAGTACTGTTCTATCGTCATTGTTGCCATACCGGTTAGTTTTAACTGTTATCAGGAAGTAGAGCTGGTGTCAAGAGATACAACCCACTTGGAATTCTTGTAGCTTACAAACGACCATGACTCCATATTGGTTACTAAGGAGAATGGGTCGGATTCATAAAGCTGAATGGCACCGATAAGACCACCCTCAAAGGCGGATTTAATGGTGTTCGGGTTGGGATCCTCGGAGTAGTCAGACGGGCTGTTGTGCATATTGAAGAGCTGCGAAACGGGAACAAGCACGATCTTGTTGGCGTTGAAGGAAGCGCTGTCTACGGTAGGCACACCGTCGGTTTCAATTCTGGACTTCTCGTTAATCGCAACAATAGGTGGCAGGTTAAAGGCTACGGAAAGCTGTTGTTTAATGTAGCTGTCATTCAGTTTAAGATCATCACTGGCAAGAATCATGTATGCCTTTATTGCGGCTATAACACCAGCATCTGCTATAATCTTGTCATATAGCGTCTTGGAACAAAGGAATACCCTGTTGGAAGGCATGTTTACGGAGTCATCGTCCGCCAATGCGTTCATACGTTTCAGGTCATCTATGATGTCGTACCCACCACCCTCGGCAAACCATGCAGCCTCGGCTGCAAATAGCTTATTGGCAGAAGGAACCCTCAAGTCTACGGTATATCCGGTAGCATGTCCCTGCGGTTTCAGGGTGATTTGCTGGTCGGAAAGGGCCTCGAATATCCATGAGTTCCATGCGGTATGGAAACCACCAACGATGGCCTCGGCACGTCCCATGTATTTCTTGACCATCTCATAACCCAACTCATAATTTACAAGGTTCAGTTCTTTGATGTGGTTCAAGTCGGACTGATCCACCTTGAACCCGTGACCTATCTTATGGATGGAGTCACCGTAGGCTTCTCCGCCCTCAAAGGAACGCAGGGGCTTTTTACCCATTGATCCAAGCGGTGATGCTTTTACTACGATGTTGGTTTCTTCTACGATAGCCGAAAATCTATGGCTATTTGATGCGGGAAGTACAGTCGTGAATTGTTTCCACAGTGCCTGGTTGTATTTGTTGTTTACAGTGTCCAGCAGCATCTTGAAATCGCCTACATTTGAGGCGAGATCGTATAAATTATAATTTTGATAATCTCTATTCATAACTTATTCTCCTTATTCTTTAGACACTGAATAACGTACATAAACATCCTTGCTGCGCATGTATTCGCGTATGGAATCCGCAATAGGCGGGATCCTGCGTGTAAGCAGCACACCGTTTATTTGGCAGAACAGTCCGTCAACACCATACATAAGTACGGCATCATCGTGTTTTGACACGTCGTAGAAGGTAAATCCATTAGGAAGTACTGTTGCGTAATAGTCGCCAGCATTTTCCGCGTCTTCGGACATTTCAATAAATACCGCGCCTGCGGCAAGTGTAGCAGAATCACCCCCGGAGTTCGGGTTTGTTACGGTAACTATGTCGTACAATGCGCTGGTTGTCCTGTCAATAGTACCCACGGTATATACCGCAGTTGTTGCGACTGACAGGTTTGCCAGAGTTGACGGGGCTGCTCCGAGAATCATCCCAGCCTGTATGCGACTCCCCTCAAACCCTTTCTTAATCTTTGCTTGAAAAGTGGCCTCTGTTCCGGTGGCTTTCTCTTCGTAAAGTTCAAATGCGTAATGAATGGCTATGGTACGGGCATCGTCGTTGATGAGTATCGGAGTTCCAGCAGGAATACATCCGGTATCACCATCGGGCAGTGTCGTTAAATCCACAAAATACTGACCACTTGTAACTCCACCAGCAGATCCGGTAAACACATTGCGTGCGCCGCCATATGTTTTTGACCACTTGATCATTTGTAAAGTTTGGCTCATTTTAATATTGTTTAATTAATAATGATACACGGAGTCGCACCGCAGCATGAGACCTTCCCATACTCTATTTTTTTGCCTCTCCGGATATGCCAAGGAAATCGCCAAGCCCCTTGCTTTTTTCAGCTGCGGCCTTTCGTTCCATTTGTACCTTGTCGATATACCCCTTAAGAGGCGATGTTCCTTCTCCCTCTCCGCCACTTCCGTCCACGGGGGCATAAGTCTGCCCCTTTGCTGACAACGTCTTGTTGAATCTGGATTTGGCTTCTGTGAAAACATCGTCAGCAGACGCATCTTCACCAAGTTTAAGGGTAGCCAATTCCATGGCAATGTCAAAGTCAGCCTTCCAGTCTTTCGTCAATTTCAGTGATTCCGTAAGTGTTGAAAGCTGTTCACCCCTCAGTTGTTTTTCCCGTTCTTTCTTCATGCTGTTTAATTCCTGCATAACAGGATTAAGCCGTGCGTCAAATATTTCCTGGAAAATAGCCTTGAGGGCTTCTTGGTCAGTTTTGCCCGTTTCGGGTTTAGGATCCTCGTCCTTAACCTTCGTTTCCGTTTTCGGTGCTGCGGGTGGTTCGGGTTTGTAGTTCTTTACAAAATCGGACTGCTCTTTGATGATGTTGTTGTTTAGCGCCTTGATAGACGGTAGAATTTTTTCAACAAAGCCATCCAGTTCGGTTTCATCTGTTACTACGCCTTCGATTTTCAATAGTGACTCTATTGTATCGGAGATTGTTATATCGGAAACCTTCTGGGATGTGTTCCCCGATTTGCCGACAAATTTGGCCTTGATGCTTTCAAGTGCCTGTTCTTTTGTGAATTTCATAGTGTTTCTACAATTCGTTAATAAATAAGTTAATATACAAAAGGTCTACACCCGACATTGTGCCGCGTATAGACCTAATAAGTCTTTTATGTTCTACCCCTGCGTGGGGCTTATATATATAGGTATAGATTATTCGTGCCCAGCAGACACGTCACCGTCAAAGTGCTCCACGTGAAAAGATGTAATGTGCTTACAATCCCTGCAACGTAAAGAATACTCAACTACACCCCTTAATTTCAACAACTTAAATGGCATTGACTTCCCGCAATAGGCACATTTTCCGTACTGCGACTTGTCCTTTTCATCCTTCTCTGTCATTGCCATATAAACATTTTCAACAAAAGTAACAATATTGTTATAATTTTGCTACCTTTGTGGACGTAAATATATGCACAAAATATGCTTGTCTTAAAGAATAAAGAAATTCCGATCCCGGAACCATACCCGAAAGTGCGAAGAAAGCTACCGACAGCAGTAAGCGACGGGTGGGATATATTTGACGATTTTAAAATACGTAAGGGAATTGACCTGTGCCCACAACCCGGCTTGCAGGAAGATGTGGTGTCCAGCGAGTGTAACCTTATATTCCTTGCTGGTGAAGCTACGATGGGGAAGACCTTTTCAGGCTACCTGAAAGCTCTAAAGGGAATCAACAGGGACAACTATACGGCAAAACTCATTTCAAAGCGGTTACAGGATAGCAAGAAAGGCGGTTCGCTGATACGTGACTTTAAACTTGTCTGTGAGAAATTCGCAGGGTGCGAGTTTTCCGGGAGTGAATATCCTACCGCGTCGTGGCCACAATGGAATAGCTCATTGCAGATGATGCACATGAATTTCAATACGAAGAATGAAACAGAATGGAAGGCGTTTCAGGATTATGCGAAGAAAAACCAATGCGCCTACGCATATTGGGATGAAGTTACCGAAATAGAGGAGTTCCGGGCATTCATATATTTCTTTTCAAGAAATAGGGATGCTTCTGGGGTCTTACCGACGACCGTATGCTCCTTCAATGCGCTCCATGAGCATTGGACTACATCTTTTATGAAGCAAGCGGGGTATATAGGCCCAGATTGGTATTTTATCCCGGAAATGCTTGGAAAAATACGCTATTTCTTTCCGATGGGAGATACCGTTGAGACCGTGGAATTTGCCGACACAAAAGAGGAACTTGTTCGTAGATGTAGGCTGGAACCAACCCCGGAAGAGAAAAAAGCGAAAATCAAGGCCACTGATTTGGTAAAATCGTTTACCGTATTTTCTGGACACGGTGCAGATAACAGAATACTGGTATACCAGACAAAGGGTGGCAGCGTGGCCAATCTATACAACGTTGGGGAAACGGAGCGCAAGAAAATCAAGTACACATATTTCGGCCCTATTGAAAAGGAAGACGTCCGTATCAGCCAACAGGCGATAGCGGATATATTCGTAAACCCCACAGACGGATCGCAGGAGCGTTTCGCATCCATGGACGTGGCGGCAGGTGGTGACGTGTGTGTTATAATTATATGGGAAGGACATACCATAATCGCCATAGAGACATCCGACAGGCGCGAACCGGAAGAGATAGAACAGTGGTCTGCCGCGATGCTGAATAAATATGACGTGCCTGTTACCAACTTCTCATTTGACGCGTCGGGGTCTGGATTCTTTATGAGGAAGTTTAAGCAGGGTAGACCAATCGTGTCAAACACCAGACCAATAACAGAATATGATGAGGCCGGGAATCAGTCCGTAATGG